GCTCGTCTGTGGGCTACTACTACTGCCCATCGTTGCGTTCTGTTGTGTAGCGGCTTAAACGCCTGCCGTGGGGCATACGGTATTACGATTGCAGCCATGTATAAACATGATTGCCGTCAACCTTCTGGTCAATCTCTTGCTTATCAGTCCAGCCATAGTTCTTCAGGGCGAATATTGCCCCCGCTGCATTGCCACCAAAGATGCGCTCTTCTGCGTATTCTTCGCACTCAGACTTTAGTGCTTTTATCGTGTCAATAAACTCTGGTCTATTTTCGTAATCTAGCAATGCTTGACGACTGTTAAGGCCAAGTGCCAAAGCCAATCCTGTTACCGTCAATGGGCGATCTTGTGAGCGTCTTTCTTTAAAGAAAGCTTGCCCTCTTTCCCATGCCTCATCTGGGCTGGATATAATCCTTGGCCTTGCCATTTGTCTTTTCCTTCTAAGCGCTTCACAGCGCGATCTAGGGTGCTAGATTAAACAGGGACGGAAATAAATCTCTCTTCCCCTGCCTTTGCTTTCCAGGTGGTCTTGTTGCCTCTGAACCAATGCCCACATTCCTTGCATTGGTAGCGGTTGTATTTCTGCGTTGTTGTTACTGCCTGTCCACGCTTCTGATAGTTCTGACTTGAGCATACTGGACAACACAAATCTTCATTGCGGGTTGCCATGTTCGGGTGGCGATCTATCCAAGGTCTGAGCCGTGTGTATAGCGTTTCTAGCAGGGTAACGTCTGTTTCGTTGTAAGCCTGCATCCTTCCCCATGCGTCTTTGTCACCAGCCATGCACAGAGTCCACAACTCATGCCCTTCATGGCGCACCTTGTGACCTATGCCGAGTGCTTGGCATACATAGTCCAGCTTGTTACTAGGGAAGCGAAAGACACGCTTGCAGGTCTGTAGCAGGTCAATATTCTTGTAGGGTGCTGGTGGGTGCATTCCGTGCAGCAGAAACTCTTTGTTCAGCGTTGGCATATCGAACTTAATGCCATTGTATGTTATGACCGCATCTGCTTCGCTAATGAGCTTGTGGATACGTTCTAGCATCCGCTTTGGCTTGCTCTTGTGTACGCTGTCAAAGAATACTTCTGGCTCGTCTAGCCACTTAGCCGCCCAACATAGGGTGTAGCCGCTATTTTCTATCTGGTTGATTGCGATGTTCTGTTGCCACAATCCCCAGACGTAAGCCAGATTGGGCGCGGTTTCTATGTCTAGCAGTAGAATTCTCAATGCAAATACTCGTCTGCCATATCTGCCGATTCATTCAGCAGAAAGTGCTGCAAGAATGTAGCCAGCCCGACTAACTCCGCTAACTCTGCACCAGATTGAGAATGGCTGAATGCGATCTGCTTCTGCCCCTCTTCGTCTTCGTAAGTGAAGGCGATGACATAAGCACCAATAGCTGCATCTTCGTCAAAGTTGCGAATGTCTATCCATGCTTGCCTGAACTCTGTCTTTGGTGGTTCTTCAGCAAGCTTCAGCTTTTTAACTTTTTCAGCCATTGCGTTCCCCGTAAGCGTCTTGCTCTATGTAGCCTCTGCTACAGCCAGAAGCAAACACATGGCCCAACTCCTCGTCTTCACTTGGCAACCCAAGGAATGCTTCAACGTCATATCCAAGCAGCATATAAATGTCTGTGGGTATGTTGCGTAGCGCGTCCGTGTCTTTGTTCCAACGGGCTAAATCTATCAACTCACGCCAGAAATCAAGCATGGCTTGTTGATTTTCTTGTTGTGTTTTCATTTCTCCGGGCGTAAAAAAACCCGCCTGATTGCTCATAGCGGGGTACGTTTCTTCTGGGCGCAAAAAGTCCTGCCCTGTGATTCTAGTATAACACAATCGCGCCTCCAACCGTAAATATCACACAGCAGAAGGCACTTTTTCCAGAAGTCCAGACCATACCGCACGGAGAGATATATCTAGCAATTCCTCCATGTTCAAATCCCTGCGATTAGTCTTAAACACATTGGGCATCTGTTGCGTTAGCACTAGGATGCAGATGCGCTGTGCTTCTGGCAGGTCTTCGTAGATGATTGTATCTAGCGCAATCATCACCTTGTCGTCAGAGTCATCTTGGAACTCGTCTAGCCCCTTTTGATAGCCTCCTGAAGAAAACCCTAGCGACCTTCTTGGAAACCCCTTTGGCCCTCCCTTGAACCTGTCTGATCGTCTTTGCCACTCTTTTAGGTAGATCGTCAGCAGTTCTAAGTTCATGCAAGCCCTTCCAGTTCGATCAGCATTTCAATCTCATGGATGGCTTTCTTCAGGTCTTGCACTCCATCCTTGAGCCGCCACCGACAAATGCGCTTGATAATGCAGCCCTCAACAAATCCAATCTTGTTTCGATGGATAAATTCAGTTGGCTGAATTGCAAAATCTTTGTAATGCGAACCACCTACCTGCTGGCTTAACGCTGCTACTTGCTTTAGTTCAAACTGGATTCGGTCTTCAATTGTCTTAAACGCTTCTTCTTCGTCCGTATCATCGTCAACTGCGTTTCGCTTTATAAGCTCCGCTTGAGTTGGTGTAATCAGTTCTTCGCCCATATTGTCTGCTCCGCTTCCCATCATTGCCTCCTTTTAGAAATTGCAGTCACATAGCAACCGCATATAAATCTTGGTTTGTCGCAATCAGAACACCACCCGCAAAGGTTGTGTCCTTCACTTCCTGCCTTGTTACAGTTGCACCGATCAAGGTCATCATTAATTGGTTTGAACCCTGTTTTTCTCATGAAAATATTTTGAGTAATCCGAGTTCCACTCATGCCCAACCTCGCTTTCATCTGTTCCAGGTTCATAAGAAAACTCCAAGCACACTTCCCCAACCTTCTTGCAGTCCCGCCATTTTCCACAACTCATACAGGTAAGCTCATTAGCTGACATCCTTCCTCCTTTGTCATCAGAACTATCTTGCAAAGACCGCCTTTAACAACCTCACGCTTTTCAGCACATACACGCTCAATCTGTTCATCGTCATCAAACACTCCAGCAAGCTCTAAAGCATCTTGGACGGGCTTTATTCGGTTGTCCGTATCGAACATCCTCCGTGTCGGAGGGTACAAGGCAATAAACAGGTGGAGCCGCCCATCTATTCGGGCCTTTCCGTGCGCGATAACCGCCTCCTGTACCTTCTCTCGAAACACTAACCCCGACTTCTTTAGGTACTTTCTGCTTCCGTTCTGACCCCACGCATGATTCACGGAGGGTGGGAAAGGTATAGATAAACATATCAAGCTGCCATCTCCAGAATAGAGTGACTAGAAGGAATGCCCGTAAAGCCCCTGTTAGCTACCTTGTGGCTCTTTAAAATGTCGCGGCATAGGTCTTCATGCTCGTCAGCAATAAAAACCTTTCCACGACCTGCTGGCCTTGTTGCGTAACCAATGAAAGCGGCTAGTCTTGGGTCTAACTTGGTTTCTTCTGTGGCTACAAATCCTGTAAGCCTGTAGATAGCAATGCGTCCTTTACCGTTGGATGTATGGCGGCTAACCACTAGCGGATTATTCTGGCCTGCCATGATGCTCAAGTCGTTGTGTACGGTCTTTGCGTTTACATGGGATAGCTTGTGCTGAATATCAGCAACGCTAAGTTCGCCATGCTTCAGCAAGTCAAGAATCTGCTGCCTGCGTTTGTCGCGGTCTTCATACTTTCTTTCGTTTACAAATTCCCAGTTCTTCATAGATAACCTTTCTCTGTTGCGATGATTAATGATTTTTCCCACATAGCCCTAAACCACTCACCCTTGTTCAAGAAGTCCATCGTGTCCGTGAAACTAGGTGGAGCAAACTTACTGCGCCCGTCATACCAATCGTGACAGTTGATGCAGCCGTAAAAACCAAAGATATCGCTTGCCTTGATGCCCTTGCCTTGTCCGTGGATCATCTCGTCAGAGTGACACCAGCAGCACTCTGGATTGCCACATGAAACGCATGATTCAAAGCGGGCTGATTGGAGTAGTTTTTTATTTCTGTATGTCATGCAAACAACTCCTTCTGCGCTTCCGCCCCCCATTGCGCCGCCATAGCGTCAGCAATTCCTTGGAATGTCTTACTGCGTTCTTTCCAGCGATCAAGGCCAGGGGGCAAGTAATGAATCCTTTGCCGCTCGTTATCAGGCAGCATCATCATTTGCTCTTTGACGTTGTTGGTTACACGCAATGGCATAAGCCCCTTTAGCCATAAGCAAGTAGCCTTTTGCTCTGGATGACCAAACTGCCAAGGGTGAATAATCTGATCTGGCTCACGGTATAAGCTGGACATAATGCAGACGGGGTTTTCTACTGCGATTTTTGGAATGTCGGCTTTAATCATTTCCATGAAGAAACTTATACCCGTTGCTTGCCTGCCATCCATACGCTTATCCTTGAACCATGCAGCCCCGCTTACGGCAATGTCTGTGCATGGAGGGTGGGCAATCATCAAATCCCATTGAGCGTGGATAACGTCCCTTACATCGCCTTGGTAGTGCGGCCCAGGTGCATCAGTAGGCAACAAGTCGCAACTCATGGCGTCATGCCCCCCCCGGATGAAAGCATCCCTAACAGCGCCCGAATACTCACAAGCAACTAGGACTCTCATTCAACCTCCCACACACCAACTTCATCGCACCAAACCTTGATACGGTCTATGTACTCGCTCATAGTTGGCACATCCGTTCCAGATTTCCTAGCTACGCTGTTAAGAACGTAAATATTCTTACCGTTAGGTAAAGAAACTTCCTTCCCGCCTAGAAACTTGTCTTTGAAGTACAGGTGTAATTGCTCCCGCGACAGGTGGCACAGCTTCGGGTGATGCAGAAGCCGCCCTAGCATGGCAAAGTACAAATCACGTTGCGGGTCACTTAGGCTTTTCTTTGCTCCGCAGGTTGGGCATCTATCGGTCATTTGCGACCTCTACTAGACTTAGCAGAATCCACAGGACGAACATCATCAGGGCGAGGCAGATGAACGCAAGGAGTAGTAAGACGCGAATAATTAACTCCCAGAAGATGTGTGTCGCCAATCTCAAAATCCCTACCATCTTCGTTTCCTCCCATCTTTCCCGGCACAGGGCCGAAATATTCTTCAATGTGTTTTATCCATTCGTTGATTGATAGCGTTGTCATTTGAGCCACTTCCTAACTTTTGGTAGTTTGTTGGCGCGGAACTGTAGGCTTTCTTCGTCAAACCACAGCTTGAATATTCCCTCCCACTCGCCATGCCTTTGCTTGTCTAGGTACAGGTGGAAATCGCTTT